TTTAGTGCAATTACATCATTTGATTCTGGAACTGCTTCAATTTGAATAACTCCAGATTGAAGGGAAGTGGATGTAATATTAATTACTGATAGTATAATTTCTCCCAGAGAGTAGTCAATAGTACCTGCATCATTTTTTACTACAACTGGAAGATTATCTACAAGTTTGAATAGTATTAATTTACCATTTGTTTTTGTACTTGGAATGTCAGTAACATATACAGTTTCTGTAAATTCACTTGTAATAAATCCAGAAGATTTGATGCTATAGTTATTTGTTTTTTGGTGAAATTTATTACCAAAACACAATTCATATGTTGCAAATGTATTAAATAATGGCTGCAAATCTCTTCTTATTTTAATCTTTGTAATATTTGATGTAATTGCTTTATTTGTATTATCAATTAAAGTATTTATTTTACTATACTTAAATCTCCCACCAAAACTATTCACATCTGTGGATTTTGAGTATGAATTTAATGAATTTGTAACTGAATTTTTAAGTAAAATTGGATCGGAAGTAAATGATTTATTATAATATATTGTGGTATCCAATTCAACATAAAGATATTTCAAATCTATAATTTCTGGTTTAATACCAGCAATACTATATTGTTTTAATTTTTTCTTAATGTCGTTCTTCGTAATTTGTGATAAAAAATTACCATTTCTTGGTTTTATTGATATAAAAACTTTTCCATATTCTGGTGGATTTAATTCATCTCCACCGTATGCAGTTACAGAATCGACATTGGGATATAGGTATGGAATCAAAGCTCTATAATCATTTGCTGTGACTGCCCTATATTGAGAAGCATAGACCCTCGGTGCAAGATATTTGATAGAATCTATTGATTCTATATCATCACCATTTTGGGAGGATATTATGGTAGTTATGGGAGAAATGTCAGATGTAATGCTAGTTCCATTATTATCAACTAAAGTTCCAGAGAAAGTAAAATTGGATGCTCCATTTGCATCCTTTCCATTTGTTACAATATAAGAAACTTTTATTGTACTTTGATTTTTTGGTTTCTTTCCAAGCAAATCATCTCCAAAAATAATTTGATATTTTTCATCATCAATTTCTTGAATTAAAAATACTTTAGAATTTTTATCAATATTTAAAATATTCTCATAAAGTGAATATTTTTCATTTGCAGTATTAGTTACATTTACATTAATTGTAGTCGTATCAATATTTGAATTATCTATAATATACTTTTGATTTACTAGAGCATTATCAACTGTAAAAGTTTTAGTAAGATATGATCCTTCATATATTGATATATTTTCAAAATTTGCAACTCTAAAATCATCAACAGATACAGTAATATCTGATGGGATGGAAAATATATAGTTTCCAGATTCAATTGCACCTAAAGATACAATTCCTGCTTTGAGGGTTATTGTTCTAGAGTTTATATTATTAGTATTTACTGTGAATGATATTTTTGATTGTGATGCTCTCTTGGATCTAGGAACATATCCAATATTTCTTGCAAGAGAAACTACATTTTCTCTTAATGTTGCAGAATCAATAAATGATTCATTTGCTTGCATATTAGTATTATATGCGGTAATATAACTATTATAAGCAAGAACATCAATCAATACTGAAAAATTAGATCCTTCAAAATCAAAGTCAGTAAAATTAGTATTAGATCTCAGGTAATCTTTAATCTGAGATCTAATATCGGCAAAATCTAAATTTGTAAATTGATTAAATGACATTATATTCTAGTTGGTTGTAGGATAAATTCTATATTTTGTTTTGGAAATGGTTGCCCTATAATGTCATAGGATATACGAATATTTAAATCATTACTATCTGGATCTGATTCTGTAGTAATATCCTTTACTTTAATTCTAATCTCAAAATTATTTAATAAATTTGAGATTTCTTCTTCTAAGAATGATGTAATGTCGGAGTTTTGGATTTCAAAGAGAGATTTATCAACAGAAGTTCCTAATAAATTATTAAAAAATCTCTCACCAAGACGAGTTCTTACCAAATTAATCACGGATCTTTTAATTGCATCCTCATTTTTGAGAATTACAATATCATTTGTAACTGGATGTCTCGAAAAGGATAAACTAATGTCTTTAAAACTACGAGAGATTGTTACTGCCATTCAACTTTTGTACTTTTATATATCTATAATACTTTTTTCCAAGATTTTCCATAATTTGGTTCAGTTCCATATTCCCAATCATCATAATCAATATCGTTACGAATTATTTCATGAAGATCAGATTGTTTCTTTAAATCATGCTTTGGTGCTTGGTCATTCAAAAATTCCTGAATAACTCTTTTTGTTGATTCTGGTTTATAATCAGTAACAAGATGAGTGGTCCCCCACATATCATGCATATACTCTTTGTCCCTATCTACTTTTAAATTTGACATTGTTAGCTCCTGTTTTAGTATTAAAACAGAACTTTTATTACGGAGGTTGCTATCTCCAATTGTATTTAACGATTTAATGTTTTAATCTTATAATTATAAGAATTTAAGTATTTGAGTAATTCTATAGCAATCAATTTTGGATTCCCATCTCCACAAGTATAGATATCAATTGCAATACATCCTCTTTCTGGCCAAGTATGTGCCGAAAAATGACTTTCCGCTAATGCAATTACGATTGTGAGACCTTGTGGTTCAAATTTATGAGTAAAGATATTTAAAATAGTCATATTAGCACGAGAAATGCCTCTTTTGATTATTTCCAAAAGAGGCATTTCGTTATTTAAAATATTATATTCCACATTATATACCTCCAATAAGAGGTGTGTGCCCATAGAGAACTGTTCCAATATTTAAATTAAAAATTTATTTATTAAACATTAACGTCCTTGTCCTCTATATTTCTTCTTAGCACCATTTCTACTTGTCTTTGAGAATTTTGTATTCTTTCCTGATCCTTGAATAGTATTCTTTGGTCTACCATCAAGATTTGCATCTTTTTTGTTTATTGCCATTGTTTTAATTGCTCTCCTTCATAATTCAATTAACGGATTTTAGCGCGATTTTTATAAGATTATAATAATTATAAAAATACCTCCATAAGACTTTCAATAATCTTATAGAGGTATTATAGTTTAATCATTCGAAAAGGTCAAGAATTATCTGAGAAGTATAACTCAGAGTACTCTAGTCTTTTCATGTCCTACACGAATCTGTGGATCACACCAAATCTCATAACCTGCTTCTTTTGCATCTAGACAGAATGAGACATCCTCGCCACACATATCTTGAACCTCACCAGATTCAAATACTTGCATCTTAGGTGCAAACCAAGGATATTCGAGATTCTCAAATACTCCATTCTTAATCAATACCCATCCAAATCCAGTATAATCTACTGTGAATGGTTTGCGACGTTTGCTCATAGTTTCTAAGGTTTCGTGATTCATTACTCCCCCATTACCTCTAAAATCCTCTTCATCCAACCAATGAGCAACTGAAGTAGTTTGTCCATCTTCTGTACAATACCATCCTGCTGCGATGTCCTTATCCATAGCCACAAGACGATAGAACTTCTCTACATCAAATACAATATCACTATCAATCCATAATTGATAATCATACTTTAACTTTCCATCCCAAGGTACTTGCTTTGGTCCCCTGAGAACATTTGCTCCCAAACACTTACATCGGGCAAAATTTACCATCGATGAATAATCTTGTGAAATCTGAATGCTTGCTCCTGCTTGTACTATATCAAAACATAATTGAACAAAACTTTTCAAATAAGTATATGATACTCCACGACCAGGAAGACAAAATACTATTGACTTTCCTTGAATTGATTGTCGTGTTTCTGCTAAATTAAATTCTCCCTCTGAAGATGTGCTTCCGGGCGCCTTTGCCTTTACTGTAAAACCTTTCGCCAAAGTAATAACTCCAATAATTTTGTTTGGTCTGTCTAATTATATCACCGCAATTGATTTATTGCAATATGTTCTTTTTATTTGATACTACCTCAATATCTTCATCACAACCACCAGAGGTCCATACAAGACCTCTGATAAGTTTCAGATTATCCTGTAAATCTTTCTGAGGAACCTGTGATAATATACTCTCCCCCTTTACTCTTATATTATAAGTATTCATCTTCTTCTACTTTTCTCAGAAGGTCTTTTAATTCTTCTCGAAGCGAATTATTGATTATCAATATCTTATCCGTATCTAATCTATGTTGAATGGTTTCTAGTAAAATGTCCTTCTCGTAATCGTCAAATTCTAATTTCATTTATTCTTCTGATGGGGGGTGTTTCTTTTTATATAGTGTTTTTGACTTTTTGTGAGATTTTTTTTATGGGCATTTTTTTTATATGCTCATAAACCTTTTTATAGATTTCTAAATCCTGGAATTTTTTTTTCTTTGATGTGTATATGTTCAAGCGTTTTCAAAGGTTTGTAGGTTACAGGGACCCTTCAAATTAGCTTTTAGACCCTTAGAAACCCTTTAAGCATCGGTTACCAATAAGAACCAAACAACGCAGAATATAACTGTCAAACAGTGCTGTTTTATTATAATAGACGAAACAATATTTTAATAACTATCAGTATTGTTTGATTATAATTATAAACTATACCCAGGGTATACAATAAACGAAATCTTATAATAACTGTTAATCACAACTGTTTGATTATATTTACAAACTATACCCAGGGTAAGCATAAAGAACTGGTGCGGCATAGTTACTAACAGCACTGTTTGCACGAAATGCTAACTATACCCAGGGTATGAATAAACGAAGATGTTTCGATGGTTGTATAAAGAACTGGTATAGCATATAAGAATACTTTATGGTGCCTTACAGTAACTGTCAGCAACTGCTGTGAGGCATTCTAATAGCACTGTTTACACAAAATGCTAACTATACCCAGGGTATCATACACGAAGCACTTAGAGGTCATTATACACGAAGCGACCGCACAGTAATAGACGAACTCTGTCTAATGTAAATATTTTATGACGAATGACGGTAACTGTCATCTACTGTGCAACACGAATAGCATAGCACTGCTTGAAGGAAATGTCAACTATACCCAGGGTATCATATAAACGAATAATATTACATACAACAAAATCACCCATTTCTTTATACTTTAAGAAAAGAGTTATCATAAGACCTGCATTGGTCTTTTGTTATACTTTAAGGTGTTAATCTCAACTGAATTCAAATGAATAGTTATTGTATTCTAATTTGAAACTGATTACTGATACAATCTAGTTATATCAACGATTTTATTGCGCCGGAGACCGTGTACTAACTCCCTCTTGTTATCATATAAAGTATCTCGTCTACCCTGTCAGATTGTTACCTCTTGGTCCCGTAGGAGAGTTCAAGTGCTGCTCTATGAATATCTTAGATGTTATTATTTATAATAGTTTTGCTTTTACACAGATTTATGATAGTTTTCCCCAGATTTATGATAGTTTTCCCCAGGTCGTTTCTTATAAAGCATTGCAAATACTAGGTTATCTTATGTACCTGTGGAGAACTAGAGTGTTATTATACAGTGCTGTGTTATTATAATTAACGGGCTTAGATGACTATAAGAAATAGCATTACTTCAAGATAACACACATAACACTATAATACATCACATAACACTATAATACATCACATAACACTATAAGAAATAGCATTACTTCAAGATAACACACATAACACTATAATACATCATATAACTGTATAATATGACACATTTATACCATACTAGCACATTCCATCTTATATGTTTTTTAATACATTTAATTCAGTTAAGAAATGTTAACTAAATCAACATAAATCACCTAGAACTTATAGTCTTTGGTGTCCATAAAGTCTTACGATAAGGAATGAACTCTTTAGTTGGAACTTGTACATCATTAATTAGAATAAAGCACTGAGTAAGGAATGCCTTTTCCATACGTTGAGAAAGAGTGTTGTTCATAATAGTGTGTTAGTAGTTAGTAATCAATCAGTAACAAGAACTAAAATAGTTTCATCATTCAAATAATGATCACCTTTAATTAAAGACTTAGAACCAGAAGAAATCATAATATCACAAAACTCATCTCTCATTTCATCACGGTCATCAATATAATCAGAAACAACATTCATAACTTTAATATCACCATACTTTTCTTTAACAGCAGTGAATAGAGCAATGTAATCAGAAACAGTCTTGGGGTTCATTTTGTTCATTTTGTTCATTTTGTTTATATAAAAGTGATTTTGACTACTTAAGGAATAAAAGAACAAGTTTTGATATTACAAAAACCAATCCTGCTATTGCAATAATCAATCCTGCTATTGCAAGATCAATTAGCATTGGGGATAGTACCCACAACCACGGCCAGGTAATAACTGATGTTAACTTCAGTCCTACGAATAGAATAGTCAGTGCGCCGGTGAATGAGAGTTTCATTTCAATTGATTTGGGTGATTTGGATGGATAAGTTTCAGTTATTAACTCAAAATGTTTCATCCGTCCTTTGGTTTTGATTACTTCGTAATCATAGCACGGATTGGATGGGTTTGGGGATGTTATGTGCCAGTTGGATTACTGGCACAAGGGTTACTAAACTCAACCAGTTCCCTACGAATATCAAACACTTCCATATCATCCATATCAAT